TGGTTAGGCATAGCAATAGGTTCAGTGATAGGATTAGAAGATTAAATTAGGAGGAAATAGAAATGAATAAAAATTTTAAAATATTAATTGAATCTCAAAATGAAGGAGTAAAGATAGCGATTGCAGGAACTAAGCATGAATTAATGTATGCACTAGCTCATTTGAGTTCTACTCTTTTAAAAGAAAGTAATTTATCAGAAAGAGATATAAAAAGAGCAGTTGAAATTGGTTTAACACCAAAAGAAGAAATAGAAAAAGAAGTAAAACAGATGAAAGAGGATTTAGGAAAGAAATTACAAGAATTATTTGGAAAAATATCTTAAATAAAACAGCAAGGGATAAGACATAAGTTTTATCCCTTATATTGTAGATACGAAAGGAGAAAGCAAATGGATAAAAGCAGTTTTTTAATATATTTAGATTATGAAGAACAATTCAATTTGCTAACAGATGAACAAATAGGTCAACTTATGAGAGCAATAATCAAGTATGAGAAAACTAGAGAAATACCACAATTAAATGGAATAGTAAAAATGGCTTTCTCGTTTATAAAAACACAACTAGATAGAGACAGAGAAAAATATGAAGCTAGATGTGAAAAAAATAGAGAGAATGCAAAAAAAGGTGGCAGACCTAGAAAAAACCAAAAGGATAATTTAAAAGCGAATGGTTTTAATGAAAACCAAATGGATGCCAAAAAACCCGATGATGATAAAGAAGATGAAGAAGATGATGAAGAAGATATAGATAATGATTTATTATTAAAAAAAGAAAAAGAAGAAAAATTACAACAACGATTTATTGAATGTTTAAATTCTTTTAATATAAATGCTATTAGTGAATGTATAAAATATCTTGATGAGTTGCCGTTTGAAGTTATAGATTATGTGCTGTCGAAAACGTCGGGAATTAAATGTCCTAACTGGAATTATGCGAATACGATACTGCAGGATTATGTAAAAAGAAAGATAGATTCTGTAGAAAAAATACAAGCAGAGGAAAGTGGGTTTAAAAATCAAAAGCAAGACACAAGCAAGGTGGTGGACTTTTAAATGAACAAGGAAGAGTTTAAAAATCAAATTGCTAGAGTACAAATAGCATATAATAAATTTTTTTCAAGAGAAGAAATGATGTTATGGTATGAAGAATTTAGAAATGAAGATAAATCTGAATTTGAAAAGGCTATAAATAAAACCATAAAAGAAGTTGTGTATATGCCTAAAGTAGCAGATGTAAGAACAAGAATGACAATTAGTAGAGACGGACATTACATAAATGATCCTTTTGTAAATTTATACACAAATAAAAATGTTTTTAGAAATTTTAAGGAGAGTGAAACAAATGAATGAAATTAGTGAAGAAACAAGAAGAGAAGCAAACGAAAAAGTAGAGAAAACGAAAATAAAAATCATAGCAATGATATAAATAAATCAATAGAAAAAAATTAAGTAGTGAAGGAGGAACAAATGAGTAAAGAAGAATTAATAGAATTATTAAGAGATTATAAAGAGAACAAAGCAAAATTGAATATTAAGTTAAAAGAACTAAAAAATAATAGGATAAAATTAAAAGAAATAGATGTAGAAACAAGTATTACATCAAGTTTTGGAATTAATCAAGATATACATAGTAAAAATCAAATAAGCAATAAAGTGTTGAAAAAAATAGAAGAAAATGAAACAAAGAAAGAAGCGGCGAAAGAAAAAATAGAAGAATTAGAAGCGGATATTAGAAAGTTGAGAGAAAAAGTAGATCTAATAGACGATAGATTAGAATGTTTAAAGTATAAAGAAAAAGAATTATTAATTGCATATTATGTAGATGGTAGAAGCTATGATGATATTGGAAATAATTTATATTTTAAATTATTTAATCAAACAAGAAATTGGGAAACTATAAAAAAGATTATAGAAAGAGCATTGGATAAAATGCTAAATTTATAAAATTACCTGTTTTTTACCTTAAAATTCTATATTAATTAAGAAAAACATATAGTATAATAGTAATAGTTAAAAAGTATTTGCAAGAAATACTGATTAATTGTTTGTGTGAGAGAGCAGATTTTTATTTGCTCTTTTATAATTTATACTAATATATACTAGATATGTTAGTATTCCTTAAAATTACTACGCAAAACTCCTTTTATTTTTCTATTTTCAAAAATTGTGAAAAAAAGAACTTTTCTAGTGAGTTCTTTTTTTGTGGTTGAAAGAGGTATGTATGGAAAGTGAAGAAAGAATAAATGAATATGTAAAGCAATGTTGTACTAATTGTAATAACAAATCAAATTGTAAAATAAAAGTATTTGAGGCAGAAGGCATAATTTATACGAAATGTGAAAATTATCAGCAAGAAAAGAAATTAGAAGGATATAAAAGACCAATTGTAAAAACGGCGGGAAGGAAATTAGAAATATGAAATGGACAAAACAAAAAGCAGAAGAATATATAAAAAAATGCAAAGAAAAAGGACTTAAATATTGGAGTGCAAAAGATTACTTAAAGAATCACAAGACTATGACATCAATAATTTAACTAAAAGACAAGTAGGTGAGTGGGGTGGCAAAATATGACTGGAAGCAGTTAGAAAAAGAATATATATTAAGTGATCATAAATCAGTAAGTAGCTTTTTAAAAGATAAAGGGATAAAAACTAGTGGAAGTACTAAAAAGAACACAAAAGGTTGGAAAGAAAAAAAGGGACTAAAAGAGTACCAAAAGAGTACCAAAATAATTGAAAAAGTAATTGAAAAAGAGTCAGAAAAAGAGGCTCAAAAAATATTACAAGTAAAGGATGTTGCAAATGAATTACTAATAAAAATTGCACAAGCAAATGGAGAATTAAATAAACATATTGCAAGAAGTAAAAAAAGAACAAAGACAATAGAATATGATTATAAGATAGGAAAGATAAAAAAAGAAACAACTGATGATGAAGAAAAAGTAGAATCATATATAGATATAATTGATAGATTGGGACTAAAACAATTAACATCAGCATTAAAAGATTTGAATGATATTTTAAATCCACAAAGTGGTGTTGAAGAACCAGATGATGATGAAAAGGTGCAAATAATAAATGATTTACCAAAAGACTAAAGAAAGGCTTTGAATTATGAAAAGTGTTAGATTAAGCGATATAATAATAGAAAAATATCATAATACTTTTAATGATAAGAAACATACACACAAAATTTTTACATCTGGAAGAGCAGGAACTAAATCATCAAGGGGAGCAATAAATGCGATATACACAATAGTAAGTGATGATAATTGCAGCGTTGTTGTATTAAGAAAATTTCATAATAAGCTGAAAAAAACAGTATTTAAGGAATGTTTAAGGGCAATAAAAAGATTAAAATTGTCCAAAAAAAATTTTAAAATAACAGTTAGTCCAATGGAAATTAAATATAAAAAAAATGGAAATACAATATATTTTACTGGAAATGATAGTATTGATGATACTAAAGGTATGATAGACGAAAATAAACCCATTAAACTTGTAATATTAGATGAATTGACAGAATTTTTTGACAAAGGAGAAGGCGAAGACGAAATACAAAATATAGAGGCAACATTTATAAGGGGAAATGATGACGAGTTTTGTATGGAATATTATTTTAATCCACCAAAAAACCCAAAATCAGAAATAATGCAATGGACTGAAAAAATGTGCTTAAGAAAAGATTGTATAAGAATACATACAGATTATAGAGATGTACCGGTTGAATGGTTAGGAAAAAAGTTAATTGAATCAGCAGAAGAATTAAAAAAGCTAGATATAAAAATGTACAATTGGTTATGGCTTGGAATGTGTACAGGTATAGACGAATTAATATATTATATGTTCCAAGAAGATACAATGGTTCAAGAAGTAACAGAAGAACAGATAAGTCAAATAAAGTTTTTAGTTGCTGGCGGGGATTATGGACAAATGAATGCAACTACATTTCAAGTGTTTGGTTTAGATTATGCAGAAAAATGTTTAAGAGGAATAGATGAATATTATTATTCAGGAAGAGATACAGGAAAACAAAAAAGCCCAAGCGAATATGCAAAAGAATTTAAAAATTTAAAAGAAAAAGTAGAAAAAGAAACAGGTAAGAAATTGCTTGTTTTATTTTTGGATCCTAGTGCAAAAGGACTGGCTGAAGAAATTAGAAGAATATGCCCAGACATATCAATTCCATCAGTTGATAATAGTGTTGCGTTAGGAATAAGTAGAGTGCAAAAATTAATGTCATATTTTAAATTGTATCTAAGCCCGAAGCAAAAGCATTTGATTGCAGAACGATATATGTATGAATATGATAAAGAAAAAATAGAAAAAGGTAAAGAAGAACCAATAAAAGAAAATGATCATTGTTCAGATGCTGAAAGATATGTAGTTATGGGAGTCTGGAAATATATAAAGGTATTATTGTCAAATTTGATAGGAGAAAAAGACTAATGGAAAAAATAGTAGAAGATTTTTTAAAAGAAAAGGGATATGAAAATAGAATAGATGAAAACCAAGAATCACGAGTAAAAAGTTGGTTAGATTTATTTGAAGGAAAAGATAAAAGATATAATGTAAATATTTACAATGGTATAAAATATGTAAAGTATAAAATAAAATCATTACAATTGCCAACGCAAGTGTGTGGAGATTTAGCTGATTTCTTTTTTAATGAAAAATTAGATATAACAATAAGTAATAAAAAGGTAGAAAAGGCAATAAAACAATGTTTAGAGCAAAATCATTTTTTGCATAATGGAAACAAATTAATGCAAATGGTAAAAGCATTAGGAACAGGAGCAATGGTACCATATTTAAACGAACAAGTTCTAAAAATAAATTATGTAAAAGCAACTAATATAATTATATTAAAAGCAGATTCAGATGAAGTAATAGATGTACTATTTTGGAATAAAACAGCAATAAAAAATGGATTTGAGTATTACTTTAATATGCATATATTAGAAGATGATGGATATGTAATATATAATGAAAAGAAACAAGTTGTAAATAATAATAAATTAGATATAAACTTAGGAGAGTTAGCAGAAATACATACAAAATCATATTTACCTAAATTTCGGAATGCTATTTACTCCAGAAATAAATAATTATGATACTAATAGTGTATATGGAATAGGTTGTTATGCAAATGCAATAGATGCAATATTTAATACAGATAAAGCTTATGATAGCATGGATAACGAAATTGACTTGGGAAAGAAAAGAGTATATGTAAAAGCTGGTGGATTTCAAGTAAATGTCGATGAGAATGGAAATCCAGTGCAAGCATTTGATAGTAATGATAGGATATTTTATCAAGTTCCTGGGGGAGATGATAACGATAAAGAACTAGTAAAAGAAAGTCAATCAGAATTGAGAATAGATCCTATTTCAGATGCAGTTCAGTATAATCTAAATATTGTAACTTCAAAAGTTGGATTAGGACATAATTACTATAAATTTAAAGATGGACAAGTATATGTAAATACAGATAATGTAATAAGTACAAATAGTGATGTATACAGAAAAATGAAAAAACAACAAAATATAATAACATATGCAATAATAAATTTAGTATATGCAATAGCAGAGTTAATAGGAATAACACAACCATTTAGTGTAAGTGTGTTCTATGATGATACAATAATAGAAGATACAGAGAAAATTCAAAAACAAGCTCAAACAGAATATAATATGAAATTAATAAGCAAAGCACAATATTACAGAGATGTTTATAAAATGAAAGATAAAGAAGCGATAGCATTTGCCAAACAGATGAATACTGAAATAATACAAGAGACAATAACAGATGGAATTGAGGCTGCAGGAGATGAAGAATGAGAAATGAAGAGGCATTGAAAAAATTAATAAATATGTATTCTGAACTTGAAGCATACTTATTAGATGAGATAATAAAACATTTCAATTATAATGAAGAATTTATAAATAGTGATTATTGGAAAGCATCAAAGTTAGAAGAATTAGGGTTATTGAATGATAATATATTGAAATATATAGCAAAAGTAACTAACAGAACTCCAAGAGAAATAAAAGATGCATTTGAGAAAATAGGATATAATATATTTAATGAAAATAATCTTAATGAAGCATATATAGGTGGATTGATTAGAATAAATCCATCTATATTAGTTCAAAATAACGTAGTGCATAACTTGATAGAAAATTCTTATAATGAAACTACCAAAAGATTTTTAGAGATTAGCAAAAGAGTAGAAAATGCAACAAGAGAATCCTATCTAAATGTAGTTGAAAAAACATATTTACAAATGACAAGTGGAGGAATAACATATCAGGAAGCAATTAGAAATTCGCTTGTAGATTTAGGAAATAAAGGAATAACGACATTAACATATAAAGTTATAGATGATGATGGAAATGTAAAAGGATTAAGAAATTATGATATTGAAGGGACAGTAAGAAGAGAACTAATAACAGCAACCAATAATTTAACTAATAAAATAAATGAAAAGATTGCTGATGACCTAGATGTTGAGTACATATATTTATCAGAACATATATGTTGTAGACCAACACATTTTCCGTGGCAAGGTACAGTAATAAGAAGAAAAGAACTTGTTAATGTAACAAAATATGGTGAAGTAGACGGTCTTGGAGGAGTTAATTGTCATCATTATGCTACACCATATTTTGGAACAGCACGAGGAACAGAGTTAAAACGCATATCGTTAGAAGAAGCAACAGAGCAATATAAGCTATCACAGGAGCAAAGATATTTAGAAAGAGGAATACGCAAATGGAAAAGAAAAGAGAGAATATTTAAAAGGTCTTCAGATAAGGAATATTATAAAAAATGTAAAGATAAAGTTCAAGAATGGCAATTAAGAAATAAGAAATTTATAGAAAATAATAATTTAAAGAGGGATTTCTCAAGAGAAAATGTAGAAAAAATTACAAGAGTTGTAAATTCTAATATTGAAAAAGAGCAATATGTGGATATCACAACAAGAAAATTATTAGAAAAATATAATAATTATGAAATAGAAGAACAAAAATATTTTGTTGATAATAACGGAAGTAAATATAATGTTGATGGCAAAAAGGTAATATTAGAACCAACTGATAAAGAGAAAGAAGTTGCTAATTTGTTAGGTGAAATATATGGAGGAAAAGTAAGAATCATTCCAAGAATAAATGAACCTGCTGGAATAAAAACACCAGATTATATGATAGAAAATAGAAAGTATGATTTAAAAGAAATATATGGTAATAGTAAAAATACTTTGTATAATGCTATTGCTAAAAAGAAAGAACAATCTGATAATTTTATTTTTGATATTTCTAATACGAAAATGAATATTATTGAAGCAATAAATCAAATACAAGGTATTTATAAATCAAAACACAAAGACTGGGTTAATGAGATTATTTTAATTAAGAATAATCAAATATTAAAAATGTACAAACGAAAATAAAAAGAGATTAACTGCAACACATGGGTGTCACAACTAATCTCAAATAAATATTTATTAGCTTAATTATACTATAAATTAGGCTAATAATCAATAGTTTATTACAAAAAAGAAAAAATATTACACCAATTAGGTGCTTTTTTTATGCCTTTTACTTGATTAGGCGTAAAAGAAATTAAGGTGTGGGAATTACTTTATTACCCAAAAATAAAAAATGGAGGTTTTATATGGAAAATGAGCAAAATGCAGTTACTCAAACTGGAGCAAATAATGAGGGAGTAGTTACTCAAACTACACAAAAAAATGAGGGAGTGTCTGAACAAGGCAAAACAAATGAAAAAACATTTACACAAGCAGAGGTAAATGCAATAGTAGCAAAAGAAAAGAGAAATATTCCAAGTAAAGAAGAAATGAAAGCATTTTATGATTGGAAGGAGTCTCAAAAAACAGATGAACAAAAGAAACAAGAAGAAATACAAAAAGCTCAAAATTTAATGAATGAAAATAACTATAAGACACAATTATTAGAGATAATGAAGAATGGTGTAAAATTTGAAGATGCAGAATTTATACAATTCAAATTAAGTAAGATGGAGGGAGATTTTAGTGAAAATTTAACTAAATATTTAGATGAAAATCCTAAATATAAATTAAAAGAAGAAAATAGACCAATAACTACAACTGGTTTTTCACAAAATATATCCCAACCATCAGTAAGTGATGAAAAATCATATATGGATAAAAAATATGCAAATAATCCTTACTATAAAAAATAAATAAAGAAAGAGGTAAAAAAAGATGGCAATTTTATATGGAGAACAAAATGTTGACACAAAATTTTCAGCAGGAATAGAACCAAACTTATATAGTGATACAGTATTAATTCCAGGAGTAACATATACTGATAAATATCAATTAGGCCCTGCAGGACAAATAATGGTTCATAAAATAGATAGTGGAGTAGAAGTTGAACCAGGAACACCTGGAAGAGATTTTGATGATGAAAAAGCAAAAGATGAATTAATTCCAATAACATTTAATAATAATTATCAAAAATCAAGAAAAATATATGGAGTTCAAGCAAATGCTGTTCAATTTGCAACGGCAGAAGAGTATTTAGCAGATGCTTTAAACATGACAAAACAAGGTAGACAATATTCTGGTCTTGCTTGTATGGTTGATGAAGGAACAGACTTTGGAAATACAGATGTAGTAACAGAAGAAAGTGCTATAAATTTTCTTATAGCAATAAGACAAAAAGTAAAAGATAATAAGGGAAAAGCTAATTTTGCTATGGTATCAACAGGAATATATGCATCATTACTAAAAAAATTAGGATTGGCAACAATAATGGATCCTGCAGTTCAGTCAGGTGAATTAATGAAAAGATTTGGACTTTCTATAATTGAATGTAATTCATTTGATAAGACAAAAGCAAAATTTTATAATAATGCAGGAACATTAAAGACAATAGATTTAACTGCAGTTGATTATATAGTTGGATATAATGAAGCAGTATCAATACTTGATAATTTTGAAACATATAGATTAAGAGATAGTGAGAACTTTTCTGGAACAAAAGCACAAGTTGAATATAATACAGCATTTAAAGTAAATAGTCCAAAACAATTAATAATAAAGAAACATGGAGCTTAAAAGGAGATTGGGTATGAAAAAATATATAGATTATGATTTTTATAAATCTGAATATGGTGGTAACATACCCGAATCTGACTTTGACAAATTGGTAACAAAAGCAAGTGTTGAAATATCAAATAAAATTTTAAATAAAGATATAACAGGACATGAAGAAATTGTAAAATTTACAACATGTTCTGTTGCTGATTTATTATATAAAATAAGTCAGGCAGAAAGCAGAAAAGAACAACTTTCAAGTTGTAATGAAAAAGTAGTTACTAGTGAAAAAGTTGAAGATTTATCAAGAACATATTCGGTAACTAGTATTAAGGAATTAGACGAAGAAATATCTAACTTAGAGAAAAAAATAGGGAAAGAAATAGAAAAAAACTTATTTTTGACAGGGTTATTATATAAAGGAATAAAATAGAAATGGAAGATTTATTTGATAAAGATATAACAATAATAAATAAATATGTTGATAAAGAGCATAGAACAAAATATAAAGTGAGTTATATTAAAGGATTTTGGAGCTCAAATAATGGAATATCAATAAATGGAACACAATTAATAAAAAATGATGAATTAATTGCTAAAATACTTATTAATGATATTAGAAATGAAAAATATCAAAAGATAGAAGATTTTAGAAAAAATCAAAAAACATGGACACTACAAAATGATGATTATTTAATAAAAGGAATAGTAAATGATTTTAAAACAATAGCTAATTTGAAGGAACAATATGATGAAATAATGAAAATTACAAATATTAGTATTAAGGACTACGGAGCAAAAGAGTTGCAACATTTTACTATAACAGGAGCTTGATATGAAATATATGGTTGGATTTAGTGGAGTTCAAAAAAAACAATTATTAGATAAATTCGGACTTGATGGTGGAAGAACACAAAAAGTTATTGATAGTGCTTTTATGGGATATATGGAACCATACATGCCTAAAGATAATAATCAAATGATAATAAGTATGTATAATTCTACGAAAGTTGGAAGTGGAGAAATCAATATAAATACACCTTATGCACATTATCAGCATGAGGGTGTAAAATATGTTGATCCTAAATATAAAATAGGTGCATTTCATGATCCTATAAGTGGAAGATATTGGAGTAGACCAGGAATAAAAAAGATATCATCAGATAAAAGATTAACATATCATGGTGGAGCTTTAAGAGGAAGTCATTTTATAGAAAGAATGTTGGCAGATCACTTTAACGATATATTAAATGCAGGACAAAAGGAGATAGAAAAATGAAACAAGAAAATGCAATAATTGATAAAGTTAGAAAATATATTGCTAAATGCCCTTATTTAAAAGAATATGCTGAATTAAATGTAGAATATTTACAAGATAAAGTAAACACATATTCAATAAATGAAAATGCAGGTTATGATCCGATTATAAATAAGTTTTTTGTAGGAGCAGAAATGCAATTTTTATTTACATTTGATAGTAAGTTAGCATGGAATGAGGATATTCAAAATAATATAGATAATTCAAAGTTTTTTGAAAATTTTAAAAATTGGTTGGAAGAAAAAAAGAAAAATAAAGAATTTCCTGAAATACCAGGATGTTATGATATTGGAGCTAATACAAATGGTTATATATTTGCAACAAATGCGAATGAAGCCATTTATAGAATACAATGTTATTTAAAATATTTTAAGGAGGGATAAAAGATGTCTAATTTAGAGAAGATAAATAGAGAAGAGTTAGTTGATTTTTTAAATGTAAAACCATCAGCAGTAAGTCCTATCTGGGCAATAATTGGTGTTGGAATAACGGATAAAGCAACAGACTATAATACAGAGAAAACAGAAGAAAAATGGATTATAAACAAGAATAAAAATGTTACAATTGATGGCTATGGATTAAGTTCTGGGGTTGAGCAAACTTGTTACAAAGGTGATGAAGTCTTTGAATTTATAGATGATATAAGATATAGATTAAAAACTGGAGCAGATGCGCAAACAACATTACTAGAAGTAGATAAATATAGTGTTACAGATGAAGAAACAACACCAAAATATAGAGCAAGATTATGGACTGTAGCAATTGAAATAACTTCACACGGTGGAGAAACAGCTAAAATTAATTATACATTTAATTATGTTGGAGATCCAACATTTGGAACAGTTACATTTGTAAATGGAGTTCCAACATTTGCAGAAGAATAATTTGTCGAATTTTGTCAATAAAAATGATATTTAATTGTTGATTTTTGTTGTTTTTTGTAATATAATTTTTCCATGTAATGGAGGTATATTATAATGAAAAAGATATATATTGTTATAGGTTCACTTATTATAGTAGGAGTAATTGCTGTAGCAACATATAATGTAATTAATACTACGTCAGTTCAACAACAAGCAATTGAAGTGCCACAAACTCAAAATACTGATTATTCTAAAGATATAGAAGAACTAAAAGAAAAATTAGTAACAGCAGAAAATAAAATAAATTCATTAGAGGATAAAGTGGCATTACTAGAAAAAGAAAATCAAGACAAAGATGAATTGATAACAACATTACAAGCCAAAAAAGTTGATGTTGTTAATAATACAAAAACAGAAAAACTTCTTCAACAAGTACAAAATCTAAAAGTTCAAATAGTTCAAAACGAAAAAAATAATGAAAAACAAAAAGAATTGATAAAAGAAAAAGAGGAAGTTGAGGAAAGTGTTAATGAATATAAGAGAAAGATAGAAGAATATCAAAAAATCTATAAGCAAAGAATAGACTTAGAAAGTAAAAAGCAAAGTTTAGAGGGACAAATAAAGCAAATAGAATCTTTACCACGTTATTCAATTGATGAAAAGTATTCAAATGAAAAGATAGAAGAGCTTGAACAAAAAATAAAAACAGCTACAAAAGAAGAATTAAAAGAACGATACAGAGAAGCAATAAAACAAGTAAAAGAAGCAAGAGAAGATAGCAAAAAACTTTTACAAGAAAAAGAATTACTTGAAAAGCAATTAAAAGAAGTTGAGGAAAATATAAAAGAAAACAATTTCGATGAAAGGCTTAAAGCTCTTGAACTTTCAAAAGAAGATAATGAAAAGTTTAATCAATTAACTAAAAGATTAAATGATCTAAAAGAAGAATTATTAAAATATTAAATAAAGCACTTACTTAGGTAAGTGTTTTTTATTATATTAAATTTACATGGAGGAAAACATGGATTATATAAAATTAAAAGAAAAAAAAGACATATACAGATTAGGCATTATTGATGAAAATGGCAATGTAATTAAAGACAAAGATGGGAAAGAGGTTTGTATAGAGTTTGATCTTGGCGATATTGAATTGCCATTAAAATATAACAGATGTATAAAGACAATCGAAGATTCAAGAAGATACTTAAGAAATCAATTTTTAATAATAGATAAAAAACAAAATCATAAAAGAAAAGGATTAAGTACAAATGATGAATTAAAAGCAAAAGCATTACAAAATTTCTATAAAGAAATAGAAAAAGCAATGGATTTGTTTCTTGGAGAAGGAGGAACAAAAAAGTTTTTAAACGGAAGAAAGCCATATTGGGAAATGCCAGATGATATAGCAGAGGCAATAGAACCATATATGGATAAGCTGCAATTAAAAACAAAAGATATGACTGATAGAATAAAAGCTAAATATCAAATAGAAGAAAGTGATGTGTTGAAGAGTGAATAGTTATCCTTACTATGCACAAACAAAAAATAATAAATATAAAATAAACATAGATTATCGAGTAGCAATAAAATGTGATGAAATATCAAAAGATAAAAAAATATCTGATGAAGAAAGAGCATTAGCAATCATATATTTATTGTTTGGCGAAAAAGCATTAAATAATTCACAAGATTGGGAAGAACTTTTAAAAATAGCCACTAAATATTTAAGATATAATAAGAAAATTGATGAGGGAAAGAATGATGAAGAATGTGATATGTCAATCGAGCAAGATTGGGGATATATACAAGCTTCTTTTTTTAGTGATTATAAAATAAATCTAGCTTCAACATCAATGCATTGGTGGCAATTTTATGAATTATTAAGTGGTTTAACAGATGATTGTATATTAAATAGAGTTAGATATATTAGGAATTTTGACATTAGTCAAATAAAAGATAGTAAAGAACGTGCAAAATGGATAAAACAAAAGCAACAAGTTTCTTTAAAGATAGAAAAAGTCAAAACTGCTGAACAAGAAAGATTAGATGAGTTATTTGAAAAACAATTAAAAGGCAGGTGAAATAGATGAGTAATGCGGATGGATATTTAAAGATAAAAACAAAGATTGATAATAGTGGTGTAGATAAAGAAATTCAGAATTTAGAAAACAAAATAAAAAGATTACAAGAAAGTAACTTAGATAATTTTAATCAAGAAAAAGAATTGCAAAGTAAAGTTGATAAGTATGAAGAATTAATAAGAAAAGTAGAAGACTATAAAAATAAAATATCAGAGCTACAGACAATAAAAGATGGAAATTTGGTAATTACAAATCCATCAGAATTAGCAGAATTACAAATAAGCTTAAATGAAGCTAATACTGAAATTGCAAAGCAAGAAAGTGGAATGAATAAAGTTTATACCAAGTTAAAACAAATAAAACAAAAACAGGTGGAGAACAATCAAAAAATATCTGAGTATCAAAAAAAAATAGATCAAATAGAAACAAATAAGATTAAATCAGGCATTGATTCAGTTGGAAAATCATTACAAACACAAATTTGGAAAATAAGCAAAATGGCAATGGCTGTAGTTGGAGTAAGAACTGCTTGGGCAGGTGTTAGAAAGATAATGAGTTTAGTTCAACAATATAATCCTCAAATTTCAGCAGATTTAGAATATATGGGATATGCGATTGCTCAAATATTTTTGCCAATAGCTCAAAAGTTAGTAAGTATTTTATATACAATATTAAACTATGTAAATGCAATAATGACAGCGTGGTTTGGAATTAATTTATTTAGTAATTCAGGAGTTAAGAATTTTCAAAAGATGAGTAAAAATGCAAAAGAAATAAATAAATCTCTTGCTGGATTTGATGAAATGAATGTTTTACAAGATAACAGTTCATCTTCAAAAAATAGTGCAATTCCAAGTATGGATTTGAGTGAAGGGATTCAAGGAGAAGTCCCTACATGGTTGCAATGGATAATAGATAATAAAGAGTTAATATTAAACATTTTAGGAGAAATAGGTGTAGCAATACTTGCAATTAAATTAGGACTAAGTGGTATACAAGGGCTTGGAATTGGACTAATGATTGTTGGGATAATTTCGACAATACAAAATCTAATTAAATATTTACAAGATCCAAGTTGGGATAATTTTGGAAAAATAATAACAAGTATTGGAGTTGCTATTTTAGGACTTGGATTAATAATAGGGAATGTTCCTCTTATTATTGCAGCAGCAATTGTTATAATAGTTGGTTTAATAGTTTCAAATTGGGAAAATATAAAAAATGTTTTTCAAAAGGGAATAGATTGGTTAACAAACTTGCAAGAAAAAGTAATGAATTGGTTTATGGAAAATTTAGATTCAATAGGAGATAAATTTGGAATTGTAGGTCAATTGATTATGGGAGTTGTTGTTGAAACATTTAATTATGCAGTTGAAATTGTAAAGGGAGCTATTAATATAATAATAGATGTTTTTGACGGATTATTCACAGGAATTAAGCAAATTTTTGATGGAATAATTATGATATTTAAAGGGGATTTCAAGAATGGATTTATTAGTATAGGAAAAGGTATTTTAAATATATTAATAGGCATAATAAATGGTTTTATCTCTGGATTAAATGCATTACTATATCCAGTTAGAGGATTAATTGCAAGTGCTGGAAAGATACTAGGAAAAAGCTGGACAATATCTAGTGTAAGTATTCCTAAAATCCCATTACTGGCAACTGGTGGAATTGTTGATTTACCTCGTAGAGGAGTAAACATTGGAGGAGCAATTGCAGGAGAAGCGGGAGCAGAAGGCGTAATACCTTTAACAGATCAAAGAGCAATGGAAACCTTGGGAGAAACTATTGGACGATATATAACTATAAATGCTAACATAACAAATACAATGAATGGACGAGTAATAAGTAGACAAGTACAACAAATAAAAAATGAAGAAAACTTTGCTTATAACATATAGGAGGTGGACAAATGTATGTAGAACAGGTAACTATTGGTGGAGTAAAAAAAGATAGTTTAATAATGGACGGAATTGAACTTGGAAAATATATTATTGAAGCAACATACGGATATAACAAAATATGGTCAAGTGATTCTGGAAGAAATTTAAAAGGTAGTAAAAAAGGAACTTTAATGGGAATATTTCCTAAATTAAAGATAACATTTAGATCGCTTAATAAAGATGAATTACATTTGTTAGCCCCACATTTTGATAGTGCTGTGCAAACATTCCAATATTATGATGATACCAAAGGTGGAATGTTAACAATGAAAACATATTCTAATGATTGGGAAGTTATAAGTAATAACACCAAAAGAGTCAAATCTTTTGGTGTTAATTTTATTGCAAATGAAAGGAGAACTTTATAAATGAAAATACATACAGATGATTTCAAAATAGAAATAAAGTCTCTTGGAAGAATGCAAGATGTTAGAATTACATATAGCTTAAACAATCAGATTAATATAATAGATGGTGAAAATATTAATAGCATAACTCCTAATTATAGTGCTTCGTTGTTAAAATCGGTTATGAAATGTTTAGATATAGACAGCAATATACAACTAACAAAAGGAACAAAAATTAAGTTTGAATATGGTTTATTAGTTAATGGAACATATGAATATTTAAACTATGGAAACTATATTGTATATTCGAGTGAAAAGCAGGAAGATACATTAAGTTATAGTATAAAATGTTATGATAAATTATTATATTCTATGAAAGATTATGAAGGATTGAATATAACATATCCTTGTACGATAAAACAATATCTGGCAGCTTTATGTAATAGAATAGGTTTAGAATTTAAAGATAGTTCTTTTGCAAATCAAAATAGACAAGTAACAAATGATTTATTTAAAGGACAAGGATATACTTACAGAGATGTATTAGATCAAATCGCAGAAGTAGCAGGCGGAGTTATATGTTTGACTATAGACGATAAAGTAGAAGTAAGATATATAAATGAAACAAACGATACAATAGATGAAGAATATATCAACGATACAAATGTAAACTTTGGAGAGAAATATGGACCAATCAACTCACTTATGCTTACAAGAGCAGGAGAGAGCGACAAAATTTATAAAAAAGATGATACTTCTATAACTCAAAATGGCTTATGTGAATTAATGATAAGTGAAAATCAATTCATGAATTTTAATGATAGAGCAGATTATTTACAAGAATTATCAGACAAATTGTTCGGTGTAGAATATTATTTGAATGATTTTGTTAGCACTGGAATAATGTATTATGATTTATTAGATATGTATAATATAAAAATTGGAGATAATACTTATAATTGTTTGATGTTAAACGATGAACAAGACATAACACAAGGATTGGAAGAAAATATACATACAGATAGACCTGAAAAATCCGAAACAGATTATTCAAAATCGGATAAAACAGACAGAAAGATAAATCAAACTACATTAATTGTTGATAAACAAGCGCAACAAATTCAAGGTGTAATATCTCAAATTGGAGATAGAAGTGAAAAGACTACAACTATTACAGCTGACATTGATGGATTGAATAGTAAAGTATCAAGCGTTGCAAATTTAACAGATGAAGTAAGTGGCACAAAAACAATTATTTTAGAGAATTGTATACGAGGAAATTTATTAAGATTAAGCATAAAAGGAAATAACTTGGTATTTAAGTATTTATACCCAAGTGATACATTATATCCAAGTAATACACTATATCCATCAGGAGATAGTCGAATTGTTGTAAATAACAAAACATACGAATTAGGAGTATTAGATGTTTTAAGACAAAATGGCAGTACATATGACGAATATATATTGGAAAATGGAAAAGCAAAAGTAATAAGAAGAATCAATACAGATGGAAGTATAAAATCAACTGCAGCAACAGAAGATTTAGGAGATTTTTCAATTGAATTGCAAAATGGAACAAATACAATATCTATAAAAAATTATAGTGCAGAAATATCAGCAAAATTTGCAGTACAAAGTGATTATTCTGAAATTTTCACAAGTAAGGTTGAAGCAAGTACAGCAATATCACAAACATCTGAAAAAATTATGACAGAAGTAAATAAAAAAGTTGATAATGCTGAATTTGGAACAAAAATAGAACAGAATGCAGAAGCGGTAAAATTAGCATGGAATCAAATATCAGAATTTATACAAATGATGATAATAAATAATAACGCTAGTTTTGCAATATTAAATAGCAATAAAAAAGTATTGATGGCACTTGATAAAACAGGACAACATTTCTATAAAAGTGATGGAACAACAATATTTGGAGATATGGGAGTACAAAAAGAAGATAATGATCAATATATCGCATTTTCGGTTTTAGCCGATTATAATCAGAAGCTTTCGAATGGTATGGCTTGGGGAATAAAAACAAAATCAGATAATAAGTTTCACCCAATTTTTTATATTAAAAATTTTGAAATGGCTGAGAAAGCTTCTGATGCATCGTACGGAGAATTAGTACTAGCTTCATGTAATATATTATTAGATGGAATATCAACAGGAATAATTGGCGGAAATATAAAAATGTATGCAGATGAAGTAAATAATGCAATTCAATTCATTAACACAGATACTGACGAGATATTATTTTCTATAAGTACACAAGATTTGGAAACAGGTTATAAAAAAATAAAATTATTAGATAATATATCATTTTATAGAAATGTAGGTGGAACAAATTCATTTAGACTTGGAAATAGCAATGATTATATTTTACTTGAAGATGATGGTTCTATATCAGCATACGGTGGAACAATTAGATTTGGAACTACTGGACAAGAAGTAAGCTTTGATGTGTATGTGAGAAGTTTAGCTTCAATTTACGGAGATCTAAATGTAAGTGGAAATGTATATGCAAGTAATATATCATCAGACAGAAGAATAAAAGATAATATAAAAGATTGTGAAGTAAAAGCATTAGATATAATAAATAAGATTCAACATAAACAATTTGATAAAAAAGATGATGGAAAACATTATGATATTGGATATATTGCACAAGATATGGAACAAATAGACCCTAATTTTGTAATAAAAAGAGAAAAAACAGATACACTCGAAGAAAGATATTATATTAATGAATTACCTATTGTTGCTACATTATCCAAAGCAATACAAGAACTGCAACAACAAATAGAAGAATTAAAATTAAAAATAAAAGAAATGGAGGGAAAAATCAATGGCAATGACTAAAATAAATTTTATAAATGGCAGTCAACCAGCAATAAATGATACGAATTTAAATGCTTTACAAGACAATGTTGATAATGCTAAACAAGACAAAATGAAAGAAGGAAAATGGACTCCAAGCATCAATACTGTAGAGAATAAAGCTCCAACCATAACATATACTACTCAAGTCGGAAAATATGAAAGAATAGGAAAACTTGTTTTTGTGGATTTTTATGTAAGAGGTAAAATTACAAAATTAAATGGAACTGAAAATTATGCTGTTATTGAAGGTTTGCCATTTGTACCAAGAAACAAGTATTTTGGACAGCAATCGCTGAATGTGGCTCTAGTATATTCATTGTTGGAAGATAATTTAAATACGACATTTATTCCTCAAGATGGGAAAATAAGAATACAATCAGTATATAGCTCTGCTAAAAAATTAAAAGTAACTGATACTAGTTATTTTGAAGTAGCCGGTAGTGGCTGGTATGAAACTGATGATTAAAAGGAGGATTATATGGCAGTAAATAAAATTAAGATTAGTGCAAATACAAGAAAAGTACTAAATAAAACAAAAGAGATATTAGGAATACAAGGAGAGAACATGAAAGATGTTCTTTTTTTTGCACTAAGTGAAAAAATAGATGGAACTGCAGTAGTTGAGATTGAATTACCAAATGGAGTACAATCGTTTGTGGAGCTTATAAAAGTGGAAGATGGATATGAATTACCAGTCAAGTCTGTTTTAACAGAACAAGCTGGATTTGTAAAATTTCAACTAAGAATATTACAAAATAAAGTTGAAGTGTTTAAATCAGAGATATTTGAGTTAGAAGTAAAGGAATCTTTAAATGCTATATACGAAGCGCCTGAGGAATATCCAACCTGGTTAGATAAATTAGAAGATTTGCAAACAGAGCTTAATAATTCTGAAAAAGAAAGAATTTCAAATGAAAATGAAAGAATAGAATCAGAAGAGGCAAGAAAAGAAAATTTTACACAAATGCAAGAAAGTGTAAAAGGTGCAATAAGCAATATTAAAGATTTAACGGAAAATTACAACTTAAATGCTACAGAGAAAACAAATAAATTTGATGAAAATTACACTGAAAAGAAAAAAGCATTTGATGATAATTATTCAGAAACTCTTAAAAGCTTTAATGACAATGCTGAAACAAAATATGATAACTATAATAAAAATGCAGAGAATAAGACATCAGAATACAATAAAAACAACGATGAAAAATTAAAAGCATACAATGATAATCATACAACTAAGATAACAAATTTTGATACTAATACCAAAAACAAAACAGATGAATACAATTCAAATGCTTCAAAAAAATTAGACGATTATAATAGCAACGATACAACTAAAACAGAAAAATATAATGAAAATGCTACTACAAAACTAAGTGATTATAATTCAAACGCAACAGCTAAGAAGAAAGAATATGATACAAATGCAGAAAATAAAATAGTAGAATTTAATAATAATGCAACAGAAAAATTAGACGAATATAATCAAAATGCAGAAAGTTTAACCAATAGAGTAATAGAATGTGAATCTGAAAACGAACGATTAAGAAATGATATAAAGAGTATAGCATTACCATGTGAGGCAAGTGGAGAGAATATACATTTAGAAGATAGTTCAAATGCCAGGTGTGAAATTGAAATTGGTGGGAATCACCAACAAGAGACTAGAAGTGGAAAAAATAGAATAAATTTAGGATTATTGGGGAGTGGAACATTAAATGGCGTTACATATACTTATAATGAGTCAAATCAGAGTATAACATTTAATGGAACATGTACAAAGGATAATACAAGATTTATTATAAATGATAATGCAAATATACAAACAATCGCAAAAAAAACGACTCTTACTGCACAATATCTTGCAGGAAGTGTAAGCAACTATTTTACTGCAAGAATAGCTGACAACGAGTGGAAACATAATTTATTATTATCATTATTAGCACTAAATAGTTCTAATAACAAAGTTAGTCTTACTGAAACGGAAGATATGGTAGGAGTACATGTAGATATTAAAGCCAATAATGGAACAATATTTAACAATTTTACTATACAATTAATGCTTACAGATGAAGTTGATACAGAGTATGAAATGTACGGAGCAAGCCCAAGTATAGATTATCCGAGTCCAGTAAAGAGTGTTGGAAACATAAAAAATATATTAGACATGAGTAATGCTAAAGGTGGAACTAGTGGAGGAATAACTTGTGCAGTGAACGAAGATGGAAGTTATAGTTATGTTGGAACAGCATCTTCAAAAACAATAAATATATGGCTATTAGGAAGTTATAGCAATAAGACTTCAATTTTTAGATTAGAACCTGGTACGTATTATATTGATGGAGTAATGTTATATGATGCAAATAATCCTTTGGCAAATCCTGGTACGACAAAAATATTCAGTTTTATTAATGCACATGATATTACAGGAGTAAGAGCACCAGATGCTGTTCCTGGAAATACATATGATGAAACTAAATATCCAATTGTAGCAAAAATCGACCACGAAATACCTTGGGTTCCTTATAATTATGGTAGTGCAAAAATAGATATATTTAATAAAAATTATTTATCAAAAATACCTAAAACATCTGTTACAGCACAAGGAATAACATCAACTTTTGATGGAGAAAAATTTATATGTAAAGGTACAGCTCAAACAAACTATTTTAATCTTTTTACTGAAAAAGTTTATAAAAAAATAAGTAAAGGAATTAAAACTTTTTCAACAAATAAGTTAAAAAAGGGCAGAGCATTTATACATTTTGACTATGTAGATGGAACAGGCCAAAATTATTATACAAGTATAAATACAAATCAAGTTAGATTTACTTTAAATAAAGATGTTAAATCTTATAGATTAAATGTTGATTCTATTACTGCAGGAGATACAATAGATGATAATATTTATGTTCAACTTGAAGATGGAAATATTGCAACTGAAATAGAAAAAGCAGAAAATCAAGAATATTTAGTTGATGTTCAACAAGAAATGCTGGACGGAGATACTTTTGTAAGACAAGATGGAAAATGGTATGAGAAACATAACTGGATAACGTTGTTAAATGAGAATATTATTAATAATATTGATGGAATAAAAGATGAAAGTAAAAAAACAATAACAACATCTATAAGTTTGACAGAAACACCAGCCGAAAAAAGTGCAATTTCAAATATTTTAACATATGCAAATAATTGGAATGATACTGAACATATGATTTTTTCAGCTAGCTTAAATACAATATATTGCTTATATAATAAAGATAGATTTAGCGAATTGAATTATGAAACAATAAAAAAAGAAATTGGTGAATTTGGTGGAATTATAAAATATAAATCAAATAAAAGTACATATTTAGAATGTACAGAGACACAAAGCAAAGTATTAGATGAGATATACAATAAAGCACATACATACAAAAATATAACAAATATAAGTGCAGAATCAGCAGAAATAAATCCGATTGTAAATGTTAAATATTTAAAAGATACAGAAACAGAGCATAATAAACTTCAAGCACAAATAAATGAAATAAAACAATTATTAAGCACAACAGAAACAAGTGCACTATTAGTAAATAACTTAGAAAAAGATTTGAGAATGGAGGTGGAATAAATGATAACTGAATTATTAAAAAGATTAATTACAAAAAAATATTACAAAGAAAAAGCAGACATTGAGAATAAACTAAATGTATTTTACGCTATGAGCAAGATAAGCGACGAAGAATATAGTGATTTAACATTACTAGTAGAAGATACATATATTGAAATAGAAGAAACAGAAGAAAATACAGAAATAGCTACTAAGGAGGAAGAATAATGCAAGAAACAGAAATGATTGAAAAAGTAGCTCATTTAGAAGAAAGAGAGAAGTCAAATACAAAAAGATTAAATGAACATGATGATAGACTCGATAAGCTCGAAAAAACATATTCTATAATGGAAAAAATGGATTATAGAATGGGTAAAGTAGAATCAGCAGTAGAAAAAATAGATCAAAAATTAGAAGGTAAAGTATCAGAAGATGATAAAGAAAAAGGCAAAAAATGGGACAAGCTAATTGATTATATATTTTACTCAATTTTGGCAGTAATACTAGGACTTATATATGTAAAATTAGGATTAAAATAGTAGGAGGGAAAATTATGAAACAAGCATGGGAAGATTTAAAAAGCTTTGTAACAATAGCGATGATAGTATTATTATTCGTTATTGTTATAGCAAACTTATTTGGAGCAGTGCTAAGTGAAACAATATTAGTATTAGTAACAAATTTGGTAACAGCGGTATTTACATATTATTTTAGTAAAAATAAAACAGATGTAAATACAGAAAACAAGGAGGAATAGTTCATGGAAGAAGATAATGTTATTATAGAAAATGTAGAGTTCAATGAAGAATTATACAATAAAAATATTTCAGAAAATGACTTTTCAGGAAGTGAAACAGACGGAATAGGAGATGATGACAATGCAGATAACTAAGATGTTAGTACCTAAAGAAAGATATGATATAAAATGTCCATATGAAATGGAGCCAGAATTTATTATAGTTCATAATACAGCAAATGATGCATCAGCAATGGCAGAAGTATCATACATGATAGGAAATAATAATAAAACATCATTTCATTGTGCTGTAGATAATACTCAAATAGTACAAGCTATACCATTTAATAGAAATAGTTGGAATGCTGGAGATGGAAGAAATGGTAAAGGCAATAGAAAAGGAATCTCTATAGAAATATGTTATTCAAAATCTGGAGGAGAAAAGTTTGACGAAGCAGAAAAGTTAGCTGCAGAATATATAGCATATTTATTAAAACAATACAATTGGGGAATTGATAGAGTACATAAACATCAAGATTTTTCAAATAAAAATTGTCCTCGTAGAACATTAGAAGAAGGATGGCAAAATTTTCTTAATCTAATTAATTTTTATTTAGAAGATAAGCCAATAAACAATGATGAAATAAAAGAAGGAAGTGATGAAAAAGTGAGAACTTATCAAAATGGTAGTACAAGTGAAATCGTATATGCAGATACTGCTTGCACAAAAAGAATAGGTAGTTTAGATCCAAGAGAAAGTTGTGATTGTTTTGGAATATTTAACGATAGAGCAATGGTTAGATATCAAGTAAATGGAACAAATAATTACAAAATAGGCTTTTGTAAATGGCTTGGAGGAGTAAAATAATGTATGGCGAATGGATGAAAGATTTTCCAATTATTGTTGAAACAAAAAATAAATAATTAATTAAGAGGCAGATTTTTATTCTGCCTCTAAGGTTTTATAGTCAATAAACTCGATTTGTGCGTCTATTGTAATTTTTTGCGAGATTTTTATTTCTTTATTAGCCATCTTATATACAATATCTCTAACTACTTTTTCACAAAACGTATAATAGTCGGTATTTGGCTGCAAACCGGGTGTTGGATTAAAAACTATAGGTATTTTTTCAATATCTGCTTTTAAATAGTTTTCATCAACAGAAAATGAACAATTTTTTTCATTAAATACGAATGAATATTCTATTGCGTTTGGAATTGATGGCTTTATTTCTCTATTAAATACATATATCATACAAATTTCCTCCTTTTTCTATACTATATCATAAAATAACAAAAAATGTTGTTAAATTATGTCGAAAATGATAGAAATAAATTTTATGGCAAAAAACAAGGTATAAAACTATATTACTGAAAAATAAAAACGGCTTAAACTTGATTTTTAAAGGCCAATGAAATGTACTATTTTCCACATTTTTTATTGACTAGTATGTTTAAAAATAGTAGTTGCATTTTTGAAACTTATATAATATAATGATAAAAAATATAATTAAGAAGGGGATTAAAATAAAGGAAATACAAGAAAAAGTAGTAACAAAGGAAAAAACTAATATTTGGGAAAATATAAAACTTGCTTATGTAATTACAATGTGTATTATAATAATATTTTCATTACCATTCATTTATACTATATTTGCAAATATATTAATAAAGAATCAAATAATAGAAAGTATAGAACAATTAGAGAAATGTAATAATATATTTGTAGCGTTTAATATATTACTTGTTGTTGCATTTATAATATTAATATTATATGAATGTAATGTTAGCCCTACATATATTTTTAATAAAATAATATCAAATTTAGATATTAGCTATAAAAAAGGTGATAGTGAATTTCATGCAAAAAATATGACCTATGAATATGATAGTCAAGAAATAAAAAGGATGACGGAAGACTCTAAGCAGGAAATGAAAGAGCAAATTCAAAATGTTGATAGACAAAAGGTTTTGGAAAAATGTGAGAAATGTAAAATAGAAGAGGTAATAAGCGAAAGAGAAAGTTTTAGATTTTTTTCAGCATATCAAGTTACCAATAAGTATTCAAGGGAATTATTAAAGCAAGTTATGTTACA